CACTAGACCTTTGGTCCACAATGTCCATAAACTCTTCAGGAAGCTTATAAGTTATTTTCTTAAAGATGTTTTTATTGTCTGTTGCTTTTTTACAATTATATTTGATCCAGTCAAGGTCAATAATTGTTTCAGGCATTTTCATGTGAGTAGGTCTGCTAGGAGTAGCACTACTGTCAATTTGAAACAACTCATGCATCCAAGGATAGTCTCTACCATCTAGGATGTTGTAATAGGTTGTCTTAACAATTTGTGCTACTTGCAAAGACTCTGTAGTGTCATTGATAGAGTTTACCTCATCAGAATCCATATCTGAAAGGATGTCTTGAACAATATCAAGTAAGGACATTTTAGCCATGATTAGTCTGCCAGTTTAATTGCAATTAGACCTGCTTCAAGAACAGTAATATTAGTAGAAGATGATGTACCATCACCACCAACATATATAGAAAGGATGTCACCTGCACTAACTGAAGCAAGTCCTTGAGCAGATAAATGTAGTCTGTCTACATTGTTTGTTGTCTTTTTTGTATTTAATATACGAGGAGCTGGTGTTCCATTAATTGCAAATTTAAAGTTGTATAGTGATCCAGAAGCTATTGCTGCTGTATCAAATACAATCCAAAATTCAATTAAATAAGCTCCACCAGACGTAAGAGTAATTTCACCATTAGCAGGAGTAGTAGTTAAACCACTTTTAAGATTTTCTGTCCACTCTCCTGTTGGATTTAGTTGAGCATATGCAGATGCTGCTGAAAGAGTTTGAGTGGTAGCACCACCCTCTATATAAATCTCAGCATAAAGTTTTGCTGGAAGAGCTTGCCAAGTACCACTTCCTGATCCATTGGAAACATAGACTTTATTAGCTGAGGCAGTAGAAACACCTTTAGGTTCATGCAAATCTGCTTCTGCAATGTTTTTATGCTGTATAGTCATATTACACTTTCTAGTAAAAAGGGGAAACCTCTAGTGAAGCCTCCCCTCTTAGTTTTACACCAATAAAGGTTTAGCTATTGTAGATGTACTCAACAATAACTCGACCAGCACCTGCGGTAAGATCTGTATCAGTACCTGCAACTACAAGTTCACCTGCAGTAGCACCAATACCTTTACCTACCAAAGCACCTGTACCAGTAACAACACCACCATCAACAGCAATAGTAGTTTGAGTAGCATTAGCTGCTGTAATCAAACCATCATTGTCAATTTCTACACCTGCAGAGGTTTGTAAACCCACTGTCAAATCTGTAGTAGTTGAAGTTGAAGCGAATGGAGTGTCAATTACCAGTTTAGCAGATACAATAGTTGCACCAGCAGGAATTACATACTGAAGATTGGAAGCACCTGGAACAGGTAGAGTGAGATAAGTGAAGTCCCAAATAGCAGACTTAACTACACCCGAACTGTTTTGTTGTGCGCCATACTGACCAGTTGTGTTACGTACGCCATAGCTGTTAGCTACGCCACGCTTTGCATCAATTTCGATACCCATGTTTTTCTCCTTGATTAGTATGTGGAACCACTGGTGAGAATAACACCAAGAGTATCCAAACGTTGTACACCCAAACCAAAGCGAGAAGTAACTTGGTACTTGTCAGCACGTTCTTCATTATCACGCCAGCCTTCAGTCTTAGGAGCACGTCTCCAAGCATGCATAACAGGCTTAGTTGAGTCGTCAGCTACAGACATAAAGATGTTAGCTACGTCACCGATTTCGGCTGTATCATTAGCCAAACCATAGGAAGAAGCATTTAGAGCTTCAGTAGCAGTTTTAACTGGCAAGTAATTAGAAGTCCATACATCAAAACCAAAGATGTTACGAACAAACTTATGGTCTCTAGCAAAACCTTCAGTAACAATACCTTCGAACATTGGGTTGTTAGATACGTTTACCAAGTTTTGCAAGCTATTCAAAGTGGCTTCTACAATTGGATCAACAATTGCAATACGACCACCTGCTGGAACACCTGCTTTATCAAAAGCAAGCTTCATAGCAATGAAGTCACTCAAAGACATAACACGAGTAGTTATACCAGAACCACCTGCAATCCAACGATGAGGACGACCATTTACCAAGTTCAAGTTAGCATTGGTTTGACCCAAGTTAGCTACGGACAAGAAACGACCTTCATGGTGTTCACCGAAAGCACGAGTGGATTCCATTGCTCGCATAGACATCAAAGAGTCTACTTGTGAGCCATCTTCACGCAAGTCATCACTAACTTTCCAAGCATCACCAACATAGTCAGTAATAGAAAGAGTGATAGTACCAGTGTCGATTGGACTAAAGTTTAGAGGGACATCCTCAGCAGCATCTTGAATTGTGACTGTACCAACGGTTTTGATGTTCAAAGTAGTACCAGAACCGAAGTCACTCACGTCTCTCCACAGACCTTCTGGCAACAGATAGTCATGTAGATTGTCAAGAATAAACTGAGAATACTGTTGGGCTTCAATAAAAGCTTGAGTATTTCCTGTTAATTGAGACATAATTTTTCCTTAATTAATTAGTAGAATTTTGTTTAACTTTTTCACCTGCAATCTTCCATGCATTAACTAAGTCTTTAGTAGTAGCTCCTCTAGGAACTCTAGCTGAAAGTTGCTCAGGAGCTCTGTTAGCATTTAATGACTCAGTGTTAATAGTTCCAGATGATTTGGAAGTAGTAGCACCTTTAGTCAACCCTGCTAACTTAAGAACAGCATTAGGGGAAGTTGAGGCTAATTTGTTTAAGTCTTGCACAGATAGTCCAGATTCTCTAGCAATTGTATTATAGACTTCTTCAGCTTTCTCTCCAAACTGTTCAGTAAACTTATCAGCTACTGACTTAGCGTTGAGTTGAGCTAGTCGTTGTCTTTCTTTATTTGTTAGAGTTTGTTCAACTATTTGTGTAAGTCTATCTTGGTCAAATTCTACTGCTTGAGTGGTTTGCTCAGGTAGAACACCAGACTTGATTTCATCTAAAAGTTCTTCTGCAGTTTTACGTCTAGTCAGTTCCTCTTTCAAATTAGCAAGTTCAGACTCAAGAGTTTGAATATGCTTTTGTGCATGAGGTACAGATTTCAATGCATCTTCTACAGATTGATACTTTTTACCATTACCTACAAAGTCTACAACTTCTGTCGGAATTGTGAATTGTGGTGTGGCATCGTTCTCTTGAACATCGTTGGTACTTTGTTCAAATATTGTTTGATCAGTCACTGCTTGCTCCTTGGTCAGGAATTACGTTATAAAGTTTTTGAAACGCTTTAATTACACCTAGTTGATAAGCTTGATATTCAGACCAAGAGGGTAAAGAAAAATTATCTTCATCTCCTTGTTTACGTCTAGCTAAATCAATCTGCTCTTCTAGATATTCTTTAAGTAACTTAAAAGCTTGACTTTTACTTGTTTCTTTGCTATGTAAGAGTTTTAAGTCCATGTCATTAGTATAACACAACTACCCTGTAAAGTCAAGTTATTCTTGTGGAAGATCTGCCATATCACCCATTATTAAATCTTCTTCTAATGGGGTAGCTGCCTCAGCTTCAAGAGATTGTTGTACTTGTTGTACAAGTTGTTGTGTTTCAGCTTGCTCCATAACAGCCACATTTTCTTGGATAAAGTCAAACTGCTCAAAGCCAAGATATTCTTCAACCATTTGTGCAAGACGTTTAGAAGAAATATGAGGACTAATCATTCCACCAATAGGACTGTTAAATACACCAATCATGTTCTGTACTAGCTGTGCTCTAGCTGCATAATGTCTAGCACCAATAGGACGTAGTTTACCTTTAGCTGTAATGTCATCTTTAGTAATAGACAAGAAGTCAATAACACCTAAGTCATTATCCATAACTTTAGCTAACTCAACTATGTCAATATTACGTCTAGCCATCTCTAGCATAGTGTTTAAGATTGGCTCTAAAAACTCAATTTCAAACTTATTAATCTTGTGTTGGAAGATTCTACCAGCAGCGTTTTGTAACTGCTGAACTTCAAAAGCAGTCTTTTCTCCTGGACTACGGATACCCATAGCTTCTTTAGGAGCACCTGCCATTTCTTCCATAATCTGAAGAAGTGTTCCAATTTCATTATTAACTTGAAAAGCAGCTTGATTAGGTGGAAGAGTGGAGATAGCACCATCTTCAGGAATATGGATGTCAGCTCCTGGACCCCATTCAAACGGTTCTACATCACCCTGGATAACAATAGGTGGATGTATAGTTAAATCTAAAGCATCTGCTTTTAAGTTTTCTAAGTGATCTACTCTATATTGTAAACC